TTCTTTTATACAGATATTTATAAAAAAAGGAGACCTATAGGTCTCCCAATATCACTCTTCTCTTGACTTAATTGCTTTCGTAACAACTTCAAGAAGTTGATCATCCATGTCAGTCTTGGTTAGTTTTACTGCCTTTCCAAGGATAACCAAACAGATGTCGATTAACTTTTCACCAAGTTCCTCATTTTCTGGAATCTTTGCTACGGCATCAGAAATAACTTTCGATGCTAATGGAAGGAGAAATGCAAGCATAGTAGTAGTGGCAACCTACTACTATATATCACTCATCCCAATCTTTTTTATCATAACCCAATCTTGATCCATATGTTCTTCTACCAGATTGTCTATCCTGGTTACGTAAAGCAGCTGCCTTTTCTTCTGCTCTTTTACGTGCCTTAGGATCTTTGTATCTACCATACTTATCATATGGTTTATCAGCAAATGGATCTCTTTTTTCTTCATCCATTGCACTTTTTACTGAAGTCGCTGTTGCAATTTTATCAAAATCTTTTTCAAGTTTTTCAGGATCTGCAAGAACCATGGGATTTTTTACACCAATACCCGCTCTCAGTTTATTCTTAATCATAGCACGATAAGAATAATCTGCTCTTCTATCTCTCTTTTCATCTCTTTCTTCCTTCACTTCAGGAAGACCCTTATGCTTAGTTTTGGCATACTTCTTTGCATCCTTCTCACTCATTCCTTCTGCCGCTTTTGCAACTTCGGGGGAAGAAGGATTTTCACCTTTCTTAGTGGCATAAACCATTCCCATAAACTTTTGCTGTGCTTTACTTACTGCCTTTTCAGTGATGAAAGGACCTTCCATTTCATTAGAATTCATTTGGTACTTATTCTTACCACTACCAGGAACTTGTGGCATTACAATGACTTTATTTTTTCCTTTCATTTGTTTAATTTCCTTTTCATTCATGTCTGTTTCTTCAGTTTCACCTTCATGAATAAATGCTTCTTTAGCAATCGCCTTACTAATTTTTTCACGACGATTTTTTAAGTAAGAATCAGTGTTATCCACTTTACCATCATTGTTGATATCTTTATCTTCTTTACCAACAGGATCTAATCCACCACCTTTAATACTAGCAGTTTGAGTTCCTTTTTTTCTTTCACCCTCATATGGTTCCCCATATTGAGTCATTTCAACTTCAGCAATATTTGGATTTTGACGAAGATCATTTATTTTTTGACGGGTTGCCATTCTAACATAAGAACGACCATCCTTACCTGTCACCCTTACTTTATACTTTTTATCCGTAGATGATTTCATCTCTTCTTCATAAACTAAATCAAGATTCTCTTCAATAACTTCATTATTGACGAAAACTTTAAATAATGCTTCTGCTACATTAGTAGAAGCTGTTTCTTTAATTTGATAATCTTCTTTCATTCCAGATTTACCAAATAGCATACTTTTTACAATTTCTCTTTCTTGCTGACTCATCGTGCTATTCTGAAGATATTGCGAATATGCTTGGCGAAGGGGAAGTTCCTCTCTCCTTGCTCTGTAGCGAATATCATATACTGCTTGTTTTGCCTTTTTAGCTGGATCAGTTTCTTTCTTTTTATTGTCACCCTCTTTTGACGCAATAACAGGGGCAGAGTGCTTTCTTGCGGGAAGTTCTTCAGCAATATTCCTTTTCATGAGAAATTTCTTTAGTTTCTACTTTTTTCTATATTTATTTATGAATTTGATAGCGTCTTCTGCATTTCTCCTATATCCAGTAGTTCCTATCAAAGTATTTGGTTTGCCGGGAAGTCTTTCCTTCCTATCCATTTTAACTTCAGTATATTCAATTAAATCTTTTATCCAAGACTTGAACATTTCACCATCTTCTGTTACGCATATAAGGTAGTTTGTCCCTCTACGAATAATTTTTCCAACTTTTTCATTTACTTTACTCTTTACCCAGTCATTCTCATTAAAAATTTCTTTATTCAAATATTGCTCACGCAATCTATTTGGATCTCTATATCCGGGTGATGCTATCGTTTTTTCCTTATCAGTTTGCTTTGGATCTTTACCACCCCTTATTTGAGACTTATTCCAAAATAATAATCTTCCACCAATGCTTTTTGCAATAAACTCTCCCTGACGATCATAATATCCACCATGACCATCACTAACAAGGTTTAAACTTCTTGCTTGCTGTGCAGGTGTTTTTAATTCTATTAAAAATTGTGAAAAATTTTTCATTATTATATTTTTTTTCTACTAAGTTCTTTGGATATTACTTTTTTATTTGCAATAATGTAATTAAGAATGCTTTTTTTTATTTTTAAATATTTATCTTTACTATCTTTTTTATCAATTGAATCTATTTTTTTGGAAAAAACTTTGTATGTATAAGCAAAAAACTCTTTATATGTTCCATTAAAATTTTTCAATAAATCAAATATAAATCTTTCAACTTCCATTTTATACATATTCTTTAATTGTTCTCCCACCTATAGGTTGAATAATTACTCTCGCTCCCTTTATACCATGATCACTTCTATCCCCCTTATAGACTCCTAAAAATACTGGTTCATAAGTTCCAGTTATTCTATCGCCATTATTTAATTTATGACCTGTAGAGGTCAACTCATAATATCTGCCTCTATTCTGAATATTTAAAACTCCCTGCATTGTTACATCAACATTATTTTCTCCCGGAGGACCACCAAAATTACTACCGTAAACTGCCATTTTCTTCAGATTATCATCTTGTATTCTTCTACCAACAGTTGTTGCAGATGGCATTCCATTGGGAAACATTCCCCTCAAAGTGTTAATAAATGCCTGTGTTTCTGGATGATTAAAAATATTTGGTTCTACTCTTGCTGATGTTCCAGCCCACTGTTGAAATGCTCTTGCACCATCTCCTGCTTTATGTGATACATGCCCAGCATATTGACCCATTATCATTCCCCTAAAATGAAAATCACATTTGGGAGTTCCTGGTGTACTTTCACATAAACCAATTTGATACGTTATATTACCAACTTTTAATTGAATAAAATCTTCACCCGTTTTGTCAAATATTACTTGAAGTTGTTCGTTAACTCTTATAATTTGAGCGTCTTCTTGTGCTGTTGTTGCTTGAGTTCTACCAGAAAATTCAGAATCCTTATATATTTGAGTCAACCTCACAAATTGACCAGTATCTGTTGGCAACATAATAGATGGTCCAACTTTAAATTTTTGAAATTGATTAACACTTGTTAACTGAGTTAATATAGTTTTATCCAATCTAACTGACATTCCATTAGATTCACTCAATACAAATTCTTTACCAGTCCTGACTCTACTTGTAAAAATATTAAAATTATTTCTTTTTGCAAGTTCGGAAGGTGACAGAGTTGCCATTTTTACTTTTATTTTTATTTAGAATATAAAAATAAAAAAGGCGTCAGAGTTTGTCACCCACGACGCCACTATCTTTTTTATTAAATCCAAATGGTGCTAGTTTGTCTTCGACTCTTTTTTTCATGGCAATTCCAGCAAGAGATTCCATGACTTTCAGAATATCTTCTGGTTTAGCACCCTCACCGATGTTTTGTGCCACATAATCATACTTAGGCCAAAACTCTTCACCTGCTTCTTTATATTCTTCAATTGAAATTGGTTTCATCGGTCATCAGCAGCACGGTTTTCAGAGAAGTAGACATCAAAAGTGCCTTCAGGATAACGCTTACCCAGTTTCTTTACATTACCGGCAATCACATCATCAAAAGAAACTTCGAGTGCCATACATGCTTGGGCAACATACCACATCACATCACCCAATTCAATAATCATGTGCTCACGATTATCTTCGTTGAAAGGTTTGCCTTGGAAAATCATTTTCTTTACAATTTCCATAAACTCACCGCCTTCGGCATTAATACCAACAGCAGCAGTCAGAAGTCGCTCAATATTAGCACCCTTCTCATCAAGTTCGACCATGCGGTCAGCAAGTGATACAAAGTCCTTGGAAGCATCAGAAGTAACAGCATCCACAAATTCAGTGTATCGCTCAAAATTAATATGTTTGTCCATTAGAATTTAAATCCTTCGAATGATTTTTTAGGTTTGTCATCTTCATTATTATACTCCTCATCCTGCCCTGAGTCAAGTATGTCATCCTGTGCTTTTTGTTCACAGTCATAAAGTCTCATCTTGGCACGATCAATACCAACAATAAATCTCTTATTCATTGTCGGGTCATTGTATCGATTCTTCAGTTGCTTCACCATGATTTGCCCAAGTTGCTCAAGCTCATCTGTAGAAATAAGGGCAAACATAAGATCAGCAGTAGCAGGGAGACCAAAGGACTCACTAGTGTCAGTGATGTCAACATCGCTGCTAGAATAACCAGAACGAGTGGTCTGGGTGGCAGATACGATAGGGACTTCCTTCTCGACAGCGAGTCCTCTAAGTTCTTCAGCAATCGCTTTAATATATGAATATGAATTGACAGAAACGCCCGACTTATAACGGGAGGAAGCACATATATTAAGGTAATCAATGAAAATAATATCAGGTCTAAATGACTTCTTAAGTGCAAGCTCATTAAGAAGTGACTTAAAGTGTCCACTATGTGCCGATGCTGTAGGATACTCTTTAATTATAAGAGTTCCTTGTGTCTTCTTGGCGAGTGTATTGATTTTATTCTCAAACATCGTCTTGGGAAGATCTGTAATGTCCTGAATAGGAACATTCAAGAGGTTTGCGTCAATTCGCTCAGCAATTTTTTCTTCTGCCATCTCCATTGTAATATAGAGAACGTTCCGTCCTTGGAGCAGCACGGAGCTAGCAACGTGGCACATGAATAGAGACTTGCCGACACCTGTACCAGCGAGCGCGATGTTAAGAGTCTTAGGAGGTAAACCACCTTTGGTAATTTTATTGAAATATTCGAGATCAAATTCGATCTTTTCTTCCTTGCGGTGGTAATACTCATAGCGCTCTTCGTAGTTTTGTAGATAGTCGTGACCGATATTATTATCAAAAGACACAGCAAGTGCATCAGATAAAATGCTAGGAATCGCATCACGATTCTTTTTTTCATCATTACCATCAGCAATACCAATGGCTTCCATAAGTGCCAGATAGATGGCTCGGTCACGACACCATTTCTCTGTTGTATCAAGCAACCACTGAGGGTCAACTAAGTCATCATGCAAAGAACTAATAATATCACGTATTTCTTTTACTTCCGTTTCAGTAAAATCTGTACGATTATCTAATTCAATTGCCAGTGCTTCTTTTGTTATAGATGCATTATATTTAACAATAAAGTGGACGATTTCTTGAAAAATTACTTTCTCAGAACGTTGCTCAAAATAATCTGGTTGAATAAAAGGAATTACCTTTCTAGAATAATTTTCACTATATAAAAGATTTCGTAAAATCGTAAGTTCAAGTCTTTCCATAACTAAATTCCTTTCTGGCAATTTCATCAAGTTTCTGCATTACTTCCTCGGTGAAGTATTCTTCTGGGTCTTTCAGAATTGCTTTGGCATAAACTTTCTTGCCATTCATTTCATAACGTCCAGCAACATTTTTCCAAAGTCCTCCGAGCTCACCCAATTCCAGAAGACCATAATATCGATCAAGGCCACGCTCATCATAAAACAAACGTATCTCAACATCCTTATTCTCCTTACTCAAACGCGACTTAGAAGTCTTTGCTTTGATAATGTTTCCAACGATTTCTGTTCCATCCTTTTCCTTTTTCTTGCTAAGATATATGATCGTAGAGGCAGCATACTTAAGACCACTACCACCACCCATCTCTTTAGTAGGAACATAAGAACCGATGACATCGTAGGTATGATTGGTTACAATCATTGGAATGTTTGCTTGACCAAGTTTCAAAGTTAACATTCTAAATGCACCTTTGATAAGTTGGGATTTAGTCATGTCCCTAACTTGTTTATCATTTAGAGCATCAGTGATTTCCTTTTCCGTTGATAACATTCCCAAAGAGTCTAGCACAAACATACAGGGTTTGCGTTCTTCTTCAGGTTTTTTCAGATATAAATCTACTGCCTTCAGTGCTTTGGTACGGAACTCCTCAACCGTAACAACATTCACGACTACTGTTCTATTTAGATCTATGCCACGATCTGCGAGTAGAGACTTATTAACAGCGGCTTCAGTGTCAAAATATAAACAATACCCATCAGGATTAGAATTAAGGAAATTTTTAACGACGGCGAGGCTGAAAAAAGTTTTACCAGTGCTAGATTCGCCAGCGATGGCAGTAATCTTATTCCCAGACACACCACCAAATAAACTGCCTGACACCAACCCATTAAAAATGTACGAACCCGTATCAACGAATGTTTCGGTTTCATCGATGTCTGCTGCGAGTTTTGTGTAGTCATCTCCGATCTCTTTTACGATGTCCTTTAAAAAATCCATTTTACCTCAAGATGCAAGTTTAATATTAAAACTAATTGTAACTCTCTTACTATCTATTCTTTGAATAGGAACAGAGTGCATTAAAAAACTAGGAAACATAATTAAATCTCCCTGTTTTGGATAGTAAGAAATTGTTTCTTTACCATACGAATCTATATAAAAATTTTCTCTGGAATCAGAAGTATCAACTAAATTTGAAGAAAGTGCAGAAAGATATAATGTACTGGGATTCCAAAATTTAATGGGAGAATGACCCTCTTCATATTTACAAAAATAAGTTCCAGAAAAAAGTGCTGGTAAATCCCCTCTCCAACTATTATGCAAATGCACTTCTTGAGAATATCCTTTCCGATAAACATTATACCAAATATTATTAATGGTACAATTATGTGGCAAAAGATTATACGATATTTTTTGATATAAATTCTTTATTGGTCCAAATAATGCATCATAATCAACACTATCATCTTTGTGAAGAGAAGAATTTACATCTCCATCCCAAAAAGGAACAACATAATCTTCATCCTTATCATATTCATCCATAATTTGAGATAAAAGATTTTTCCTTTCTTTATCAGAAATTACGGAATGCTCAACCTCCAAAGGAATAGAAAAAAGTTCATATCTCATTATCCGAAAAATAGTTCAAGGTTTACAGTTTTTTCTACATTCCAACCGATGGCATCGAGTATTGCCTTAAAAGGCTCAAGAAAACTTTTCTCAAATTGTAATTCATAATCAATGTATCTGTCAAGACCCAATTCTTTTGGAAAGTCTTGAATGAAAGAAATAATATTCTCCTGAATAATATTGGGTTTCTTCAGATAGATAAATTTAATCTTTTCACCATTACCAATAAGTGAATATTTATTCGTCAACTTTTTTTCCTTAACATAATGATTGAAAAGAAGTGCTCCACGGATATGAATAGGAGTTCCCTTTGAATAAATGTCAGAATGGGATTGATACTTCTTTACATCAGAAGCAGATCGTGGAAAGGCAATCTCTTCTGGTGGCAATTTTCTAAACTCCTTACGGCAATTGTCAATATACTCAATCACTTCATCTTCAGTCCCATTCATCATCAATTTTAGACCATCTTTAATCATCGTTCGGCATGGTGCCGGTGTCGATGACTTGACTGCCTCAATACCCATCATCTTCAGTTTAGGTTCTTCATAACGGACACCTTCACTATCCCAGACATTTAGGATGTAACGTTTCTTGGCAGTCCAAATCCCACGTTCGGCAATATTTTCACGTTTCATTTGCATTTTCTGGTCATATGCCTGAACGTAGTCCGCAAGTTTCTGATATGAACTTTCAATAAAAGGTTCCAATTTTTCTTGGCAGATCTTATCAAGTATCCCCACAATTGCTGTTTTGTCGCCAGACTTACTAGCAAAAAATTTATCAACAAGAGGTCCAAGATTAAGATAAATTGAATCAGTGTCTGATGCAACAACATAATCCTCCTCTTTTGTTTTTAACAGAGTATTTAGATACTCATTCATACGGTTTTCAATCCAACGAATCGAGACCTGACCCGAGAGAGTAATTGCTTCAGCATTTGCCAGTTTATAATACCTAAAATACTGATTACCAATCGCACCGTAAGCAGAGTTAAGTTGAATCTTTCTCGCCATTTGGATGTTGTTACAACGGGCGATTTCTTTTTCCAGTGCCTTCGATGGAGTTTTTTCATATTCTTGTTTTGCCTGTAGCATCTTCTTTTTGAAGACTTTCCTTTCATTATAAATCCTTTCCATCAATTCTGGAAGAAATCCTCTCACATCTTTACGATACATTGCACCATTAGCACATACCGCATAATCCTTATACATCTCAAATGTTATTTCCTCATTAAGGATTTTATCAACACTTGTCGATGGGTGTCTCTCATCCATAAGTGTTTCTGGTGAGATATTATATTGCATGATGAGATGAGGATACAGAGAGTTAAGGTCAAAAGACACCACCCAGTCATACTTTCCAGGAATCGGCTCCTTAACATATGCTCCTGCGTATTTTTCACTTTTGGAAGAATCCTCCTTTGGCGGAATAACAATATTACGTTTCTTCAGGTAGTTGTAGATAATGGCATCCCACATCCTTACCTGATAAAACACATCAACAAAGTTTACCTTTGCATCAAATGCCATCGTAATAGCAAGTTCGATGAGTTTCATCTTGTCTTCCATACGGTCAACAAGCTCTACGTCAATAATATTGTATTCTACAAACTTTTGCCACCCTTTGGTATAGAAATCTTTAAAAGTATCAAATTCACTGTGGTCCAGTTTCTTCTGCCCCAACTCCACACTGGCAATATAATCCAGACGATATGATTCCTGTGCTTTATAAGTAAACTTCTTATAGAGCATCAGATAATCAAGTTGAGTGATACCACCAACATCATAAGAAATCTGTTTACGACCCATCACAAAAGTTTCTTTTTCTGTCACCAGTCCCCATGGTGACATTCTCTTCATAAGTTTTTCACCAAGAACACGATCAATACGTCGCACCAAATACGGAATATCATAAAACTCACTATTCCATCCAGTCACGACTTCTGGGCAGTTTTCTTCCACCATCCACCAGTTGATGAAATCAGTTAACAATTCATATTCAGTTTGAAACCCTTTGTAAATAACATTCTTCTGCTTATTTACAAAGTTACCCTTACCCCATGTGCGAATCTGCTTGCTAGCATAATCCTGAACAGTGATGAGAAGAACTTCTTCCGCAGCCGATTCCACATCAGGAAATCCATTCTCTGATGCAGTCTCAATATCAATAGTCGAAATCTTAATCTTTTTTGTATCAAACTTAATTTCGTCTCCAGGATACCTGTCAGAAATATACTGATAGATGTATCGATCATTTCCGTAAATACTAAAATTCTCTACACCTTCATACTTTTTGATAAACTCACGACAATCCCTTACAGTGCCGGGTTGAATTTCTTCAACATACTCACCACTAAGAGTTTTATATTTTGTTTTGTTATTTGAAGGCACAAAAAGAGTCGGGTTAAACTTCTCCCGAGTCATGAAATGTTTACCATTTTCATGACC